AAGCCAATTGTACTTTTTTAGAATAAATAGTAGGCGAAAATGCGCCATTAGGAAGGCTGGTATGACCAGCAGCAGCTTTAAAAGCCATGATTTAGTCCTTTGTTGATGGAGAACATTCAAAAGGAATGCTCTATTATGTTAGTGTGCGACCATCAACACTTCAAGGGCCTTAGATCAGAGGGAGGGAAATTATATGCCTATAATTTACGGCTCTTACTATAAGGGTGGTCTTTATGTGTTATATTGTTAAATAGGGTTGGAAGGAGGTTGCAATTCCCTCGGCTTATTTAACGTGCGCCGCCAGAGAGGTCGTAAACGAAGTTACCAATCTTCATAGATTCTTTAATAGCATCTTCATTTTTTTCGTAATCTGACAACGACATTGCTTGCACCTGAGACTCAGAGAACTTTTTCTTCCCATTAGTGTCCGTTGGTGCGTTAGAACTCTTATTTACTACACTACGAGCCGCAGCTTTATTCGGAGACTCTGAAACACTCATCTCTTTTTTATAGAGGTTTAGTGCCCAAATTAAGTCGTCCGCACTAGTTGTAAAAATAAGATTTTGCACAGAGGCGGGCTGGTTTTCAGCCCACGTGTGAAACTCGTCTGAGTCTTTAATTTCATCAAAGTCTGGATGGACTTTTTTGATCTTAATTTCTTGTTTGCTTTGTTCAAGCTCCTGCTTAATAGCAAGAACATCTTCAGAGGTTGTAGCGGTCTCTTTAAGAGTCAACGCCCTAACCATACTCAAAGCTTGTGGATTTGCTTCAGCCCACGCCTCAAACTCTTCTTCTGAAGGGAGATTGGCAGAACGTTTAGCCTTTTCTAAAGCTGCTAGTTGTTCTTTAGCAGTTTTTAATTCTTCTGCTTGTTTTTGAGAAAGACGGCGAAGATCACCATGTCGTTTTTTCCACGTTTCTTCTTCAGAGGTCGTTGCAGGCGGATCACTAACCACCTCTTCTTCTTTTTCCTCTTGAAGGTTTTCAGTAGTTTCTTGTGGAACAAGGTGGGCTTTTTCAAGCTCTGCCACCTCTTCTTCGAGACGTGTCACTGAACGTGGAGCAATATAACTATCCATTTAAATTCCTTTGGGGCCACTATTTAGTGGGAAGCCATTAATTGTTATCGACGAGTGACTAAGCCACCCTTAGACATTTTGAGAGATTCTTTGTCTTTATCTTTTGTCTTTGTAGTAACAGGGTCTTTATCACTACCTTTAGTCGTTCCGCTAGAAGAGCTTTCTTTTTTCTCTGTCTCTTTCTTAGCTTCTTTCTTTTCAGAAATCTTACCAAGAACATTGGTAATCATATCCGCCAAACCACTCCCACTAGAAGATTTTGTTTCTGAGATTCTTCCACGAGCTTCTTGTAAAGCCACTCTCCCCTCTTTAGTAAGGGGATTACCAGTTTGATCTTTACCCGATTTCAACATTTCGTCTGCACGAGAAAGAGCTTCTTTATTTGTTTGGTTTGTTGCTAATTTAACAGCCAGACCAATAGGAGGAAAAAGATTTGAGGCCATTTTCTCAGCAACCTTTTTCACAGGATTACCTTGAGATTTAGTATAATCTAAATAGTCTTGTGGAGACCATTTATCAACACTTTGTGCAAAGCCTGTTTTAGGAGCTTCTACAGGTTTCTCTGATTCTGTTTGTCTAGGTTGAACAACAGGTGTTTGAGCATTCGCTGCCTGATCGTTCATCCATAAAGGAAGCTTATTCCTGAAAGGAACAAGAGGTTTTTGTTTAATTTGGTCAACAAAACCACCTACAGCCATTTGAGGAGGAGCTTCAGCAGGAGTTTCTTGTGCAGGAGCAGACATCTCTTGCTCATGTGCTACAAGCTCCTCTGGTGAGAATGGAAGCTCGTCTCCACCCTTACCACCAATACGGCCATTAGCTTGAAGCTCTTCCATACCAGTTTTTGCTTTAGCAACCAATTTTTCAATGTAGTCTAAACCAAAGTATTTTACCACATCCGAGGAAAGAACATATTCCCCCTCCGAAAGTTTAGCATCTACATCATCTCTAACCTCGTTAGGAAGGCTTCCCGGAGGAATAGGGTTTCCTGATACAGGGTCTACATTGTCCATATCATCTCCTTATTTATGATCTGAGTTAATTTCTTCTCTGATACCAAGAAGACGACGAAAAGAAGTGATTTGCCCTTGAAGACGATAAATCTCCTCTAGCTTAGTACATTGTTCTAAGCTTTTTTGTAAAGTAGAAATCTTATCTTTGACATACACAAGGAAAGCCTCATGTATGTCTGGGGTGTTTACAAGTTGTTTAAGTCCGTGCATTAGCCCCCCGTGTTACCTGAGAATCCTTGTGTACCCGGAGCGGGCACAGAGCCAGTGCCTACGTTACCACCTCCTGATCCTGTGGTGTCAGTGGCCTGAACGCCTGCTGGCGCTCCTGCCCCTGTCTGAGGGCCTGTAGGAGGCATCATACCTTTTAACAGCTCTGCTTGAATAGCAGCATCTGCCAAAGAATTAGTAACCTTGTCCTCATCAAGATCAAGAGACTTAGCAATCTCACGAACAACAATGTCAAGCTTGGCAAATGGCGCAAGAATTGGATTAGAGACAATTCCAAGGAATTGCATCAATCTTTGGCTTCTCACCTCGTTAGCCATTAAGCTCTCTGTACCACGAGCAGATACCTCTAGATCACCTTTAATCTCTGGGTCAAAATCAAATTGCATGTTGAATGCAAAGAAAGCTTTACCAAGAGGGGCGAGGAGATAGTCATCTAGGTTTTTAACCACTGTACGAATAGAGCCATTAGCTGCATTCATAAGCATAGAGATACCAGAAGCAGTTCTACCCACCCCTTGAATACCTGTTTGGCCGTACGAGTACGAAGGAAGACCAGTACTTTCGTCTGCTAACACACGAGCTTTGTCAAACAACATAAGATTTTGTTGTGCAACGTTAGGAAACTCTGTGCCAAAGAAAGCTTGTCCGGGAGCACCAGCCTGTCGTCTAAATACTTTGCCGGGGTAGATTGAAAGGTCTTGTCCGGGGACAAGATTTGTCTCATCAATCTCAAATACAAGATTTCCAGAGAGGGCGGCATTATCTACAGCCATACGCATAAAACCATTCATGAGGATTTGCGTATCTTCCATATTTTCTGCAACACCTACTCCAAAGAAGCTATAGGGGTTCATTTCGTATGGAGCTGCATAGTAAGGAATACGAGCAGGTTGGAACGGGTTCATAACTAGACGAAGGACTTCGTTGTTGCAAATCCAAATGTTTGCATTTAACATATCTTCATCGTCATGTTCTTTAGGAACCTTAACACCTTTTTCACGAAGAAGGCCAGCTTCTAAGTATCCCCAGTATTCTAACACTTCCCAACGTTCTACGTCAGGGTTGCCAGAATCATCTTCCATAATAGTTTCCCAGTATTCTCTTTGGTAACTAGCACCACTATCAATTGCATTCTCAATAGCAGATGCCCTAAAGAAGGGACGTTTTTTCAAATCTTTCATATCTCGTCTGGACATCTTATGACGTTCGACGATATATTCAGCTTGATCCATATTAGCAGCATCAGGGTCTGGGTAGAAGTTCCAGATAGAGACATGAGAAAGAGTAGGAACAACTTTATTTACAGGGGTGTATGTTCCCTTATCATCCCAACTTGGATATTCTTTATCTAAAGCCATAGGGCCTTTTAAAATACCTGTTCCAAACAAAGCACACTCAAAGGCAGAAGAGCGAAGATGTTTAGAGGCACCACTTTCTTCAAGCTGATCTTGAATCTTCTTTTCCATTTTTTTAGCAGCAATGTGTGCAGGATGAAATGTAACACTAGTGGGAGTGGTTCCGACACCAGCCACCAGCTTATCTGTAACGGGGGCTAATTTGTCTTTTAATGGGCCAAGATTAAAAGCTGTAGCACCTGCGGGCAAAGCTGGTCCTGTATTAGTCCCAAAAGGAGACTTCATAACAGGATTAGTTGTAGGAGTAGGAGCTGCCTTCTGACCACCTTCAGGGATGTCAGGAGTGAAACTTACAGAATCAACCACACCTTCAGGAAGCTTTGTTTGATCCACAGAGATTGGAAAATCCCCATTACCAAACAACACTTCAACAATTTGTCCATAAGCTGCAACAACTTTTGTCTTTGTCACTTTAACAAAAACTTTTGATTTCTCGTTCTCACTGAACATCACATCAGGACCATACAATCCTCGATAATTTCTGTAAGCTGTCAAGAAACGTTCTTCGTCAGCAAGTTTTTTATCTCTCGCCCTATTGAACCTCCCTTTTACGAAAGCAACAGCTTCGTCCATCGGGAGGGAGGAATCCTCAACAGCGTCAACCTCGTTGTTCTCGTAAAAGAGTTCATCAGTCATTAATTATTCCTCAATACCCAAACACAGAATCAACTGGTCGGTAATGTTTAGTTGTTTCAGGGTTGACATCCCAAGCAGAAGATCGTGGCCTAGACATAATCCCATAACGAAGTGCGTCATATAGATGATCTTCACTTTTAGTATTAATATCTTCTGGGTTATTGGTGTCTAAAGGAAGCATTGGTATTTGAGCAATTGTTTGAATACAATTGGAGAAGAAAACAATTCTAGGCTCTTTAGTGTACTCATCAATCTGCAATCGTCTATGAACTTCATTCTTACCAGCCACACGAGACCCTTTACTACGATCAGAAGGTCTCCAACGACACCCCCTGTTAATCATAAGCTCTGCAATAGATGGACCAGATTGTCCTCTTTGATGCCAACAAGAGCTATCTAACACACCATAACTAATTAGACCATCATCAGCCTCAGCTTGAAGAATGAGGTCTGCTAAGTCTTGTGCAAGTGTCTTAGACACATACATTTCACGATAAACAATTAGTTTCTCGTCCATGGGGTCTACAGCAAACCATAACACCCCTGAGAAAGAACTATAACCAAAGTCACAAGCCCTAAATTTCCTCCAATGTTGTGGAATGTCAAAAGGCTCAACTACATGGATTGATCTGTCCCATTCAGTAAAAGCACTCCCTTCCATAACATCCCAATCACCTTCTAGCAGACGTTTACGTTCTGCTTCAGGCAACGAAAGGAGGTTTGCTTCGTAATCTCCACTCTCGTATAGATACGGATTGTCTGAAAGTCTTGCAGGAATGAAACGCCTTTTAAAGAGGGGTTGTCCAGCTTTAGTGTGGCCTTTGGGCCATTGCAGTGTCTCACCAGTCTCAATATCTGTAGCCCAGAAAGCTTTCCCCCAAACAGAAGGATCAACAAACATTTTTTTCACCCAAGCATGTCCTTGACCACCGGGGTTAGTAGTTGCCCTCATATACGTCTTGAGGTCAGGGGCTGTGGTACGAAGACGAGAGCGCATGTAATTCCATGCGTATGGTGTAGGCCATTGTGTAAGTTCGTCAAAGGCGATATAATTAAATGCTTGTCCTTGGTAACGTGTAACGTCTTGGTCTCTTTCTAGATAAGACATCCAGAGAGAGCCTCCAGAAGGAGTTCTCCATTCCATCTTACGTTCAGACCACTTAATTCCGGGGATGGCTTTAGGATAGAGTTCTTGACTTTTCTGCACAAGCTCCCTAAGTTCCTCTGTAGTTCTACGAAGGATTAGCCCACGAAACTGTGGGTGGGGAAGGTCACGAAGAGCATCAGCAAGAATCGCATAAGATTTCCCGCCTCCAGCACTCCCTCCGTACAGCACTTCTCGTTCACTAGCTGCAAGGAACATTGTCTGTGGGCCAGCATTAGGCTTAAACACCACTTCTCTTGTTTCATCTTCTTCGTAAGAACTAAAATCAATCTCTACAATTTTAGGAGAAAGATCAGGTTTTTGAGCCTGTTGTACTTTCAAACTTTTCGATCTTGGCCCTAACCTCTTCGAGGCGCTTGGCCCAGTTTTTAAGAGCTGTAGCTTTTGTTCGTCTAGATTGCTCAATTTCCACCCTCTTCTTCAATCCCATATGTGAGATTGGTCGTTCTGTAATTGTTGACAACCAATTTGCCACTACACGATAAGAAAATCTTTTAAGATGTTTTTTAGCTTCTTCTAAAGCTCTTAATTCAAATTCCACTGGAAGGAGGGTGTTAGCATCTTCTGGGTCTACAATATACCCAAAAGGAATTACACGAGAAATACGTGGGATGGGCTTCCATTCACCATCAGAAATAGCAAGCTCATCCGATATATTTGTCATTATGATCTCTTAGGTTGTTTACTACGGTTAACTTTTTTACTTACAATCCGAAGGTTAGAGGGGCTGTTATCTCTTGGGTTAAAATTTTTGTGGTCAATTTCTTTACCGTCCCCCTTGCTCACCCTACCAGCCTTCATGGCAATAGCACGAGCTTTATTACGTGAGGCTCTGTCTGCCTTACCCTTAGCAGTACCGTGTGTTGCTTTGTATTCTTTTTGATAATCACGAACGGGCTTTGACATTTTTATTTACCTTCCCCTTAACAGCAGAATTATTCTTTTTGTTATACTTAAAATCAGAGGGAAGACTACCAGATTTCTTTGCAGCCCTGTCTTTAGCCCGTTCAGAGGGAGACATATCTCCCCTAAACACACCTTTTTTAGTGGCTTCCGTAGAACCCTTTTTGAGGTCTCCTGCTTTGCGTAGTTTGGAAATAGCAATGGCATAAGCCTCACTTTTATCCATGCCATTCTTTACAAGCTGTGAAACTAGTCTGTCTAAGATTTTAGGCATCTTCTGTAGACTTACTTGGTAGAATAAAAATCCCATTACTACCAGAAAGATCAATTTTTTCCACTTTACTCACCCCAATACGGTCTAAAATATCTTTTGCTGCTGCAAGTTTCTCCTTAACACCAAGGTCTGTAGGATTATCTAACAC